AGCACTTACAGCTTCATTGGATATTACGCTACCCACGGACTCCCCAACTCCCGCTGCAAATTCTCCCGCTATATCTCCAGCTTGCATAGATACATACGATATGGCAGCAGCTTTTAAAGCATCGCCAATATTACCGCCTTCATCTATGGCATCTGCGCCCTCAATTAAAGGTATGGCCCACGCAGCTTGCCCTGTCGCAATGGCAACAGCTTTAAGTATGGCTTTTACAGGGTCGTCAATGATCGCCTGTACCTGAGCTTCTGTGAACTTAATAACAGGTTGAAAGATTTCGTCGTCTATCCAAGAACCTACGTCCTTTAGGGGCTCCCAAATTTTATCGTCGATCCAACGTCCTATGTCTTGAATGGCGTCTGCTACAAAACTCATACTAAGACTCCATCTCAGGTATTAGCACGAACACCGCGTACTTATCGTCTTTGGTAATACCTACATGGATATTGCCTCCAGTAGGAGTAATTAAATCTTTTAGTTCTTTTAGTACAGGCATTAACTTCTCACCGTAAGATTTATCAAATTGCACGACATAATGCGTTATACCTTTTTCTTGTAGGTACTCTACATATTGCAACATGTTAGCGACAAAGTTTTCGGCGGTGTCCACGTTAAACACTCTGCCCATCATCTTAGTACCACCCTCACGGCTGTGCCCCCCGAATACTGTGTTACCAAATTGCACAACACTAGCGTTAGGCATGGCTAATTCTTGCGCTACGGCTACCATAGCGGCTTTTATAGGAATGTCTCCCGTACCTACGCCTTCAGCGAAACGCATGAGTACTTCGTACCTAGGAAGTTTTTTCTTCTTGCTGTCGTAAGTCTTCATAGGTGCCCTTTAGTTAGCTATCAAAACGCCTTGGAACGACGCGCTGACTCCTACGTTGGTAGTATCTGAAAACGCCCGGCACTCGACATCTGTTTTTTCTGCTATAGCAAACGGGTACGGAAACGGAACTAGTAGGCTGTTACTCTGCACAGTCTCTATAATCCCTGTCCTAAACGTGTTAGTGCCAAAATTACGAAGTACAAATTTAACTGTGACATTCTTAGACTGTATGCCCAGCGCAGCGGTAAAGCTAACGTCATCAAGGTACAAAGTGTACCCCGCAGGAACGGTGTATGCCGCCATCTGAGTCTGATTGCCCGAAGGAATAGTAGCGTAGGTTACCGAAGCGCCTGCATTTTGGATAGTTATAACCCCTGCCGCAGTACCACCAGACCCGGAAAGAGTGACAAAGACCCTGTTAATTCGTATCCATGTGCCTGATATAGCTACGGCGGTTGTACCGTTAAGCGTTACAGAAACAGATTTAATATTGTAATCAGCGTCAAGCCCTTCTATTTGTAAGGTCTGTGCCCCAGTATTTGTTACCCCATTATCCGCAGTACTACTACTAACCGCATAGGCAGTAAAACTTGCTGTAGGCCAAGGTACATCCCCACCGCTACTCCATATAGTTTCTTCTGTCCCGTTAATATCAGGGTTAAAACCAAACTTATAAAACGGAGTAGCGCCCGCAATCTGGCCTTTTGAAACTTGTAGTTCATATGGTTCTTGGACTGCCATGGCGTTCCTCAATGCGTTGTCGAGCTGGTTAAAGTAGATACGCAGCACTTTGTTAAATTCTTCAAACGACTGCGCGTCGTAAACTTTAGGTGGGTATGGTAATGCTGGCGCACGGAACGGTACGTTATATCTAGTGTTGTCTACAGCCATTACCGTCTCCCGTCTGCTCGCATATCTATACGTGGGCTACCCAACTGCCAAGTAACTCCAATCTCGCTAGATTCTACCTTTATAGCAAGCTGGCGTCCACGTACACGGGTGAATATCTGTCCTGTGAACTGCTCTACTGGTAACGTAGCAGTGCGCGTAATCCCTCCACTATTAGAGCCTCCTACCGAAGTTGGGTCATTATACCCCGAACCTGAGTTCTGTAAGGGCAGTAGCGTCATGGTAGCCATAGGAGAGCCTACTTCAGAGCCGTCAAACGTAATGTCCGGCAGTATGCGCCATATAAAGGCAAATTGATGCCCGTCTTCCAGATCAAACTGTGCAGAGGATACGTACGCAGGTATAGCCGCAGTGACTGCTGTTTCGTTGTCGTCAACACCCTGCTCGTGATTAACCAAGTTGTTGCTGTACGTAGCAGCTAATGGGTAGTTTCTTAACCCTGAATCAAGCCATGCCGTGCGGCTCATAGTACCGTAGTACCATACCTGCTCTAGGTAGTTGTACACCACATACCTGTCTGACACGTTAGAGTCTGTAGAACAATACCACCACCAAATCTCATGGTAAGACTCGTTAGTCCCTGCAAATACCTGCTCGTACTGCTCTGCATTAAAATCGTTGAATATAAACTTGCGTAAGTCGCACTGTAAAGGTTGAGTACGGCCATCGTACATGTAGAACTTGTCCTTACCCATCCAGTAAGCCACGCCGTTAGCGTAGGCCACAGCGTTTTGAGAGGCTATGGATATGTTCTCACCAACTAACTGAGCAGTCCATACAGCAGGAGCGCCTACATACTGTAGTGCATATAATGCTGAATCTGTCCATATCAAAACTTCTTGACGTGCTTGTTTAGCCGCTACGATCTGAGTACCGTTAGACAGGATAAGATCGCCCGCTTGGTTAGTTGCCGAAGGTGACCAGTTAGTAGCGTCTTCTTGGTCTGACCAACGGACTAGCATGGGATTAACAGTAGAGGAGAAAATATCATTTGCACCGAAACAAAACACAAACCTGTTAATATCAGACACGAGGATTAGCTTCTGTGACGTTGGTACTTCCGTCCCTGCAAGAGCTACTGCCCTAGTGGTTAGCCCGTTTGTGGCGTCCCAAAAGTATATAGCGCCATCACGCGGCCCGAAGATAAGGTCTTCCCCGAAGTTAGCTTGGCTCCACAGGCGAATAGAGTCAGTAGATGTAGCACCAACCCCCCATGTGCCCGAACCCCAGCTACTTGCGCCCCAACCTACTAAGGGAACAACGAAAGCAGGGCCGACGTTGATCTGATACGCCGCCGTTACCGTACCGCCACCTGTAGCACTTGACCCCGCATTAGTGCCCGCATCAATGGTGTACACGTTAGCAGTAGTAGTTTCCGCTAGCTGGTACTCAGCGTTTAGAGTGAGGCCACCTACAGCACTTGCACCACTAAACGTAACAAAGTCCCCGTCAGAGTACCCGCCGTTAGCGTCAGTAACTTCTACTATGGGAGAACCACTAGTAGTCTCAAACGGGTTAGTCAGGGTTACAGTAGCACGTAAGGGTGTGATGTCATTGTAAGCGCCGCCGTTCTCGATGTAGAACTTTAGGTTAGTGCCTACGCCGATCAGGTTCTGACTACCTAGGGTAACCCAGTTCCATAAAGAGCGGCATACGCCTAGGAATGTAGTAGCTGATATACGCTGCCACCCACCGATCTTCTCCGGCGTACCTTGGCGAAACCGTATTTTATCGCAATCGTACCAACCACCTTCGCTAGTGTAACGAGTGTTTTCGCGGTTAATTCCGGGCTTTAGTGTTAGTTTTTTAAGGGGCATGTTTTACCTGCTAGTAGCACCAACACATTGGCTCAGTCTTACGAGTATCAACGTGTACAAAAGTTTTAGCTACACCTACGGACATTCCCATAGCTGACGCATGTTTGACTATAGCTAGGCGTTGTGCGCCTCCAGATACTTTAATATCAGCGGCGATGCCTTGTGCATGAGTTCCTAATTTTTTACCTGCTGCAACCTTTGCAGCTTCTATACTATGGTTAGGTGACCTGTACCCAGACGTTATTATAAAGGGGAACCCACAAACAGCACGTAAATGGTCTAGTCCTTTCATAAACTCTACCTCCATCTCGTTCTCACCTGTTTCTTGGCAGTCGAAGTCTGATACTTTAAAGTATTTCATTCTTATATTACCCTAAATAGTTTTAAAAATATGTATATCGCAAGGGGCAAAATAACTATCCCTCCCGTGCCCCAGAGTAGGGTTGCCCATAAAAGAGCTAGATTGTCTGCTATTTTTTTCTTACGTATCCGCTCCGCCTTATCTCTATTTCTCTTACATTCCGCCTGAAACTGGAGCCAGTCACTGTACATGTTCACACGGCCCGCATAGATCATTTGCTCTTTAAGCCATTCCTCCTGCTCCTTGATCTTCTCAAGTTGCATGAAGCACTGAAGTTCAGTTTTATTTCCGCTTTTCTTAGCTTTTTTGAGTATAACCGATTTACTGTCAAAGTATGTTGCGGCTTGTTCTGCTACATCATACATCTCTTTGCCGTTAACAAGAGCGCCTTTGATTACCTGAAACGCAGCATTAGCTGTTGCTATTTCGGCTAGCATTATTTCTCTCTTTGCACGCCTTTGGCCTTCTCGTAAGACCTCATTGCGCCCATACCCAACATGCCCATAAGCACGGGGGTTAATAATGAAGGGTCAACTTCTGGCACGGTAAACCAGATACCAAGTATTTGAGCAATAATTACGTTATAGGCTAGGCCAACTCCACATACCCACCCCACGAATGGTCGCCATCCGGCTACAAACAACGACTTGTGAGCCGCTTCTACAGCGTTTACAGCTAACTGTCCCTTGGCTAACTCTGTAGCTTGTTTAGATGCTAGAGTGCTAATCTCGTGCGCTAGGGCGTTCTTCTGGTCTTTGTCCTCAACAAACTTATCAAGAAGACCTGTTACTGGCCCTATTAACTGATCTAGTAAGGCCATTAGGTAAACTTCTCTACGCAATACAGTCCAATAATAAGCACATACATACCCCTTGCAACCCTGTCGAAGCGGTCAAACTTAGCGGAACCTTCGTCAAAACGCTTTTCTATCCGCTGAAACTTTTCTTCTATAGACTCCATACGCACAGCGCACTCTCGTTCGTGGGCATCTAGTTTTAGTAGTGCTTCTGTTACAGTGGCCATGCTCGTTCCTAATAAATAGTTCATTCGTGTACGGGTATCGTTTCAGGGTCTACATACTTTGGTACGCAGTAGGCCATTACGGGTGTATGGTAACGTCTTCTTGTGCCTTGTATGGTAAGCTCTTCCGCAAACCACCTGCACCTTTCTAAATTGCGCCAGTAACTTGTTGCCTTTGCGTCAACCTCACCGTTTACTGTAACGATCAACGCAAAGGCCAGTAACATAGCTACTCTTCAGTTTCTTCCACTACTTCCACTTTTTCAAGGTCAGCAACTAACATATTAACAAATGCATCTTTGCCCACCGATAGCTGGTCAAGGTTAAACTGAGCTGATTTAATCTTGCGATCCAAGTCGTTACAGTGGTTAACCATCGCCTGCTGCTGCGGTGTCATATCTTCAAAAGTGTATTCAACGTCGTTTACTACGATGGGGGTTGTTTTTTTCTCGCCCATGTTTGTATCCTCTTTTTAGTTAATTACCAAGGTGTGCCAACAGAGATAGCCGGAGCTTTACTGTCAGCGATTTGTGCAGCGATAGAATCTTCTACGCCTGTTACAGCTTCCTCGCCCATGCTTCCCTTAACCCAACCAATAACGTTTTCTTCGGTTAGGTTGTCATAGGCTACATAGCCGTCAGCAGATGCGTCAGGTGTAAAGCCACAAGTGCCATAGCTACTGCCTGAATGGTCACCGTCGCTGTCTGTTGCGCGCCAATGTGCTACAACAACACCGTTATCAGTGTTGCGCTCTAATGTTGAAATGTTCCAAGTTACTGCCATGATTATTCCTCCAGTGATGCGTTGTATGCAGCGATGACTGCGTCAGTATGCACAGCAGCACAGATAGCTTGTACCTCTGCTGATTCATTGCTGTAGTCCTGTCCTGCGACTACAGCATGTCTGTGATAGCCAGAGGATAGCTCTACGCCGTCCTCTAGGACTTTGGTGCAGGTTCGTACTTGTACTGCTTTAAACTCACCTACAATTTCAATCTTGTCTTCTGTTACTACTTTCTCTAAAGCCATTGTGTTACTCCTGTCTGTGCCTACCGTCCGATAGGCGTATGGTTATAATGCTTCGTATATTATTGTTGCAATAAGGTTACCAACTTGCATGTTGGCGTGGGTTGCTGCCGTCATAGTTCCTGATGCGTTTTGGTAATTAACAGTCATAGCGGTCTGGTTTGCGCCTAATAGCCCACCAAGATTCATATAACCCGCATCCCACGCGGATGCGTAGGTAGTTGTGCATGTACCATAGTTGTTAGTAACATTTACAGAAATAAAAGGTAGGCCAGAAACAATTAACGCGCCTGTTGCAGAACCTAAAGTACCTATGTCAAGGTGGAAGGTTGCGGTTACTAAATTACCAACCTTGGTATATCTTCCAAGCTGAACGCCATAAGTTCCAGTGCCTATGTTTGTAAAAGCAGGAGTCCAAGTACCCTCCTCATAATCATCTAGTGTATTAGCTGCATTATAAACACCTGTAGCAGTTCCAAGCGTTACACCTGCTGGGATAATGGCATGACCGCTGGCGTCTATGCGCATACGTTCTGATGTGCCATCACCATTAACAAAAGCTAAACCGTTGGAGCCGTTAAGTGTAGATAAGAAAAATCTTGCAGTACCGTTTTCGTTAAACCGTTGAGAAACTGCGCCACTGGTTGCGTTCAAGCCTAACACTACTCCAGTGCTACTGACGTGTAATGGAAAGTCTGGGCTAGTACCAATACCCACATTACCAGCGCCCGATAGAGTCATCTTAGGCGTAGTGTTAGCATTGGCATAAAAATTTAAGTTGTTGGTTGCGCCGTCAGTTGAGCCTATATCCCAGTAAGACGAAGCACCAGTGTTTTCAATGATTCGCAATGCTGAAGGCAGGTTAGCAGATACAGTCTTAGAGTAAGCGTTAAGAGTGGCAGCGTTAGTTGCTCCAGTGCCTGCTACAACTGAGCCTGATAGGTAAAGGTCTTGAAACTGTTGACCTGTCGCGCCTAAATCGGCATTAACTCCGTTTACCAAGCTGCCGTTGTACCTTGGGAGAATAGCACCATCACCAAAGTACAAACCTGAGCGCGAAACACCACCGTCAAGTGTTAATGCGCCTATGTTGTACCCAATACTACCTACGGTTGTGCCTTGTTGCTGTATTACAACTACGTCACCTCCGGTAGCGGCATTTCGAGAGAAAACAGCAGGAGCCGCGGCTGTTCTGTATGCCGCTATTGTTCCCGACGCAAAGATTACAGTACCATCAGTAGAGCCGCTAGGAGTAGACGGCGACCCCACAAGCACGTTACCGCTGGAATCTATGCGCATCTTCTCGCCATTCCCAACAACAAAACCTACAGGGTGTGCGGATAGAGAACCAATCTTTACATAATCATTACCTGCATCAGTGCCAGTAATCATTGTCTTTGTGCCATCACTAGCTTCGTAAAAGTTAGCTACAGCTCCTTTATTTAGATAAACACCAAGACTATTACCTGTGCCGTTACCGCCAATACCCACGTTGCCGCTGGAGTCTATGCGCATGCGTTCTGCTGCGTCAGTCCCTAAAATTAAATTAGAACCGGCGTTTCCTGCAAGCACATAAGCGTTATTACGCAAGTTAGTATTAGAAACTGCTGACCCCCCAACGCCTATATACAAATCAGATGTGGAGTTAGCGTTAGTAAAGCCAGCATCAGAATAAAAAGTCGTACCATTGTTTTCTATTGAAAGTTTTTGATTAGGCGAACTAGTACCAATACCCAAAGACTCCGCAGAAGCATCCCAGAAGAACTTAGGAGTTGTGCCTGTGTCTTCGTAGAAGCTGATGTCTCCGTTTTCTAATGCAAGTAATATTTTTCCACCAGTTGTGTCAGTGCTGTTTTTAGCAACTTGAAATAAGCGAGAGTCAGCTTGGTCGTTATTTGAGTCAATGTTAATATACAAAGACTCGCCAGTATTTATAAACCCGTTTGTGCTTCCTGCTACACCTAAAACAAGTGCGCCTGAAGAACTAAGACCATCCACCGTGGCTGTGCCAGTTACGTCTATGCCTGTGGATGTAGTGTCTAAACGCTCTGCTCCATTCCAGAATAGTTTTACACCTGCATTAGCAACGGGTTGCACATAAACTTCACCGTTTGTCCTCTCAATCTGAAAAGAGTCAGAAATTATTTTTCCCAAGCCAGTGATGTTGCCAGTAACGTCTATGCCTGTGGCTGTGGTGGCTAGTTTGATAGCGTTTCCAGTGTGGTATAAATTTACACCTCCG